TAATCAGGGATTACCGCCAGTTTTAGCAACAATTTTGTCTACTATGCCAATTTTTGTATCTTTCCAAATTTGCGCAAATTCATAAAGTGTAATCTTTTGCTTTTCTTCTTCTTTTGCTTGGTCTGCTAAATACTGGAACGGATCTAAGCCTTTAGAAATAAGTTTGTTATAGCGTCTTGTTGTTTCTCTAGCTTCTTCAAGCGATAAATCGGGGTGTTCGCCAATTTTGCGCTTGAGCCGTTTTTTAGATATGGGATCCGTATACCAAAACAAAAACGTTTTCTTATTTGCATTGTAAACGTGCAAATAAAGGTTATTGCCGTCTGAATACGGCGTTTGTTTTGGTTTAAGTAATTTAATTCTTGTTTCTGTTAACGGTTTAATAAATTTTGCCATTGTTGCATCAATCCTTGTCCTATAAGGGTTTATAGAATTGATGTAACGTTTTGTGAAGCCATTTTTTAAAAAGTTACATCGACGTTACATCAATCTTGAAAACAAATGCAATCAATGCAATTCTATTTCTATGCAACAAATAAAAATGGTCTTTTTTATATTTTTCAATAACTTGCAACGCTATGCAATGTTATGAATATAACCAGTGGTGGAGCTGGGGGGGGGGGAGTTGAACCTTACGTATATATAGTTATAACCGTTTGATTTTTATTGTAAAAATAAAAAAATAAATACGTACGGATCAAATACGTATCTTTTTTTATTTTAATGCTGATTTTGCATCATAATCTTTTAAGTATGAACCATAAACACGAAAAAGCATCTCTGGACCTTTGTGCCCCATTTGTTTTGCAAGCCAAAAAAGATTTGCACCTTTGCTAATGTGCATTGTCGCAAAAGTATGCCTTGTTTGATATGGATTTCTATATCTTACATTTGCTTTATTTATAGTAGGAACCCATGCTTTTTTACGGATGGCATCAGCATCTTTCCAAGGTTGTTTTGTTTTGGGATCAAGAAAAACAAAATCGCTTTTGCCAAAGCTAAATTCTTTTTGATTTGTAATTGCAGAAATTGCAACTTCATCAAGCTCAACTTCACGAGTTCCTGCTTTTGTTTTAGTGCCTTTAATCACACCTACTACTTTAGCATGATTAATATAGGCAATTTTGTTATCAACATCAATATCAATCCATCTCAATGCACAAAGTTCAGAACTCCTTAATCCAGTTCTGAATGCAAATTGAAATAGGTTTTTCCATTGTTCAAATTTACAATGTTCTAAAATATTGGAGATCTCGTCAGGGGTAAATGGATCTACTTCATACGTTGTTGCATTGTTACGAGTTTTGTATCGATCAACAGTTACCAGAGATACTGGATTAATAGTAATAACACCATCTGTAATTGCTTCATCTAAAGATGATTTCAGCACAGATAATCTGTTACGAATAGTTTTTGATACTGATGTTTGCTGTTTAATCCAATTTTTAATCATTGCTGGGGTTAAAGCGGTAACGGTGATCTTATGAAAATGTGATAATTGATTAATAATCTTTTTGTACCCATCTATTGTTGATGGAGAGAGTTTTCTATCAATACAAGCATTAAGATATTCATCAAGATAGTCCTTTACTGTTACCCCATCAATTATTTTTCCAAAGATTTTTAATTTATTTGAATTTGGGAAGTAATCGGCATAATGAAAAATTTCTCTTTCTATTTTATTTTGAATCTCACCAAGCAACCTACTTGCATAATTGATATTTCCATTAGTCACTGGCAATCCTAGCGGTTCACGGCAGCGTATTCCCTTGTATGTGAAGGTTATATTAATAGTTTCTTTTAATTTATGTTTTCTTATTGTTACCCCACGTGGCATTTGTTTTTTCTCGCCCATTTATCCACCTCATCTAAGTCAATTATCCTTTCTTTCACCCCTTCAACCTGAAGTACCTGAACATTTTTTTGCCAAATGCCTCGTTCTAATCTTCGATTAATTTGCGCTAACGTAAGCCCAAACACTTCACAGTATTTCGTAATTGGCATTGTTTTAGCCGTAAGAATAATGATATTTTTTTCTTGTGCTGTTGCTTCCATTTCAACCTCCTAATTAATTATCTTGAAACCCATCATGCCATTCTAAAATCCGCATCGTATCTCCACGTTCACGCATCGTATTATCAAAAGTGAAGCCGTGTTTTAATGAGTAGTAATTCTCGAACGTGTGTAACTTTCCATTTGATAACATAATTCTCACTCGATATAACCCGTCTAGTTTCGGGTAATCTCGTTTTGCAGTACTGTGCCATCTCAGCTCTTTGTTGTGTTTTGTCATTTAGTTTTCCTCATAATAAAAAAGCCTAACTTATTAGGTTAGGCTTTAGTTAGTTGTTACATTAGAAATTTACTAATCGTTTGGGTTTTGGCTGTTGTTCAAGTAGGCTTAACATTCCTTTAATGAACATAATGCGTTCACTTTTGGTTTGAACATATTTTCGAGCTTTCTCTAAGGCGTTTTCAGTTGGCATATTGAGGTTATAGAGATAATGCCCACCAATAAATTTGTCTATATCTCTGCCAAGATGTGGGTATTCCTTGCGTATTTTTACGCCCATTTCATACGCACCGTTAAGTGAGTGGTACAGGTTGGCGATAATGCGGATGGCTTCTTCGTCTGCTTCCACTTCTGCGAGTGGTAGGTGTTCTTGTTGTTGTGTTTCTCTATCAAGAATATCAAGCACCCATTTTCTAAATTCTTTGGCTACTTTGGTGTGGCTTAACATTCCGATTAGGTGGCAACCACGCAAGCTGAAAATTCGCACTTTTTGCATTCCGCCTGCGGTTTGCATATCAATGAGCATTGTCATTTGTGGGGTAAATTCATCTTGGTAGCGATTAAATAAAAGCGTTATACCTTGAATTGGGTTTTTATAATCTAATGCTTTGCCAATATCTGATGCAGTTAGCCAAACTTGATTATTTTGATTGATAACTGAAAGAGTAATTTTTTGAAATGTTAAAGTTGTCATAGTTTTGTTCTCACGTAATAAGTTTAAAACTCATCACCGTTGAGGCTAATCATTGGTGATGAACTAGATTGGATTAGCCTTACCGTTACGTGAGTTACGGCGGATCTTTCGATCCTCCAACCTAGCCCATCATTGACAACTTTAAAAAGGGTTATTCAATTTGAATAGACCTTTAAAAGGTTTGATTTGACTAGATTTCAGTTATAAAAAAAGACGCTTTGAGCGTCGTTCTTTTTTCACCGCTCACGTAATTCAGGAGGCTAATCCCGACTTTCGTTTGAAAGTGCGGAGATAATAGCGTGAATTTGGGGCGGTGTAAAGTCTATTTTTTCTTTTTGTTGTTAAGTTGATTCATCAAACGCCGTTTTGCTTGCCACTCTTGGGAAAGTAAATCACGCAAGCGGTAGTTTTCAGCTTCCAACTCTTCAATTTCCTTTTGTAATTGCTTAATCTGTTCTTGTAATTGCTTGTTTTTATTAAAGGGGAACATATTACTCTCGATAAAATAAAAGCCTATGAAAAAATCATAGGCTTAGTGGAATAATTCTTGATTTTGTTAGCTAGCTAACTTATAATATACTCACTTTCAAGGGATAGCTTGAAAGTGAGTGTAAGGCTTAATCCTTACGCTTGAAGAGGATAACAAGATGTTGAAGTTAATTATCCTTATCACGTTGTTGTTAGTAAGCTTGCCGGCTTACTAGGTGATAATCTGGGGAGTGACCGCTCCCCAGTTCTTCAAAACAAAATACTAAGGAATAACAATGGCATTGTCAAGATCTGAAATTGTCGCCAAAAGCGATTTAAAACGTGGATATAAAAATAAAGCCTTGAAGTTGCCTTTAACCACAATTGCTGAAATTGAGCGTTTAGCCGAAGTTAAGGGGCTTTCGCAAGCTCAATTTATTGTGCTTTTGGTTGAGCAGTTTGGCGAACAAGTGAAAGGGGCGTAAGCCCTTTTTTGTTGCCGTTTGCTGAAACAAAAAAGGTCGTATAGTGTTTAAAAAGCCTGCGTGGTGCAGGCTATAAATTTTATTTTTTGCTTTTTTTCGGTTTATTGGTGATTAATAAAATCAATCGTTTAAAATTGTCTAGATATTGTTTAACTTTATTTAAGTTAGATGAGTTAAAAAGGCATATCATCGTCAAAATCAGTAGTAGGTTGTCCATAAGATTGATTTTGAGCTGGCGCTGATTGTGGTTGCTGTTTTGTTCGTTCATCTCGATCTTTGGTATGAGCAACAAGCCAGTCAATACGTTCAGCGGGTTTATTCTCAATATGTTCAGATAGGGTTTTGCGTGTTTTAATGATAAACGGGCAGAGTATTTGGAAATTGTAAGTATCTGAGCCATCTTGTTTTAAGCGAAGCACTTTTTGTAGCATTAATCCTATATATTTATTTGTTAATTCAGGTGCAATATATTTACCCGCAATTAACTGTTTGGATAAGGCTTGAACCCCTGTACACCCCATAATTGCTTGTATCATATTATGTCCGCCTTGTAAGGGCTGCCCATCTTTACCTTGATAGTAAATAGAAAGATAGTTGCCTTTTAATCCTTCTTGGGTTTCTACACTTAATTCTAGTGATAATGCACCGCTTTGTGCTTGGGTATATTCAGCACTGATAATCTTACAGAGATAAGCACCTGTTTCACTGATAAATTGTGAATTGCCTGCTTTAAGTGCTTGTTCTTGGTTATAGGTAAAAATAGGTTGGGTCATTGATGATTCTCCTGTTTAGTGGTGTCTTCTGCAGTTTGAGGTTGAGGGGTAATTCCCCAATAATCACAAATTTGGCTATCAACGTAGGCGAGATCGTTATCAATCTGTTGTTCCTCAAATAAGCCGATAGGGCTTTTTGTTGTATCGCTGCCGTTGTTTTGCGTGAGAAATGTGTACTTACCATCTGATACATTCGTTCGTAAGCAAACAGTAACAATCCCCTCTAAGGTGATTTTTTCGTCAAGCATTTTGCCAATCGTTTTAATTTTTGTACGACCTAAGTCGTCATTTTGTGTGTGGGAGAGAATATAAACTCGTTTGTTATGTTCTAGCTTTCCAGCTAAATCAAAAATCTGCCAAGCGTGTAATCCAATTTCAGTGAATTTATCGTAACCTTTGTCTTTGGCACGACGCATAAATTCATTGGCCATTAAATATTGAAAATCGTCAATAACAATAATGTTTCGTTTTGTTTGCTTTAGTAGTTGGCAGATTTTATCTGCATTGTCACAAACAAAAACATTGCCTGTTGGGCAGTTCTCTTTATCAAAATATTTCCAATCTTTTGTTCTGAAAGGGAGTGGCTTTGAGATAACTTGAATAAGCAACGTTTCATTCGGATTTAAATTGCGTAAGCTAGTACTTTTTCCTGTACCACTTTCTCCTAAAATAAGCGTAGCAATACTCATCATAACCCCCTTAACTGTCTTGAACCTGTTAATACTACACCTTGAATTTCGGCACCATTCTTTAATGCGTTTAGCAGTGCAACGCGATCGAGTTTTGGATCTTGTGGAATATAAAACTCATCAGGAATAACGGCATTTTCTGCAATATCTACCTTATTCATAATTGGATCGGTCATTTTTAATTTGAATAAGGGATTTTTAATTTCATTAGTGCCTGAATTAAGCATTGATGCATAGATAAGGTTGCGTAAGCGTTGCTGTTTACGTTCATACATTTTCTGAATTTTCTCTAACCGCTGTTTTTCTGCTTTTGCAGTTTCGGCTAAGATTTCTGTTTCTTTATGTAATTTCCATACTTCAGCGACTTTATCTTCAAATTCCATTTCCAAGCAGTTAAAGGCATCAATCACGGCTTGCTCATTGGTAAATTCTTCATCATCAAGCAATTCATTAATGTTTTTTAATCGTTCGGATAGGTCGTATAAACTCATAGGTTTCTCCTAAAAATCAAATTGGTTAAAGGTTCTGTGGTCAGCGTTTTCGTTTTCTTGCACGGAATAAAACTGATTAACCTTCAGTAAGTGGCGCAACCTTTCTCTTGTCTGCGCCTCAATCGGTAAGCGCTCAATAGCGTTAACAATGTCCTGATAATCGTGTTGTTCCAAAAGCGTTGCAAAGTAGCCGTTCCATTGTTCGTCCGTGCGGTATTGGTGTAGCGCTAACGTGAGTTGATGAAATAACATTTCAAGCCGTTGGCGGTTAAGCTGTTTCGCTTGTTGATTAAGCTGTTCAAAAATATCCATCATCTCACCCCCTCCGCTAATCGCACTCTAATTTCCGCTTCGTGTGCCGGTGTGAGCGGTGTTTGTAAATTGCCGTGTTCCTTTTTCCATTCTTCTTTTGCCCATTGTTGCCATTGTTGCTGTTCCTCGCTTAAGGTAGTTTCAAGGTTGAGCGTGTGGTCGTAATAGTCGGTGTCTTTGTCGTATTGGGCAGCGTGTGCCGGTTGGCAACTAATGCCTAAGACAACGGCGATGATTAATGCGGTAATAAGGTAAATCGGCTCTAGTGTGAATTTCATTTTTTGCTCCTTATTTGAACAATTTGCAGAATTTAGGGTGCAATAAACCGCCTCACTAAAAAGTAAGGTAAGGCGGTGAGTTAAATTAGATTAGAAGTTATTTAATCGCTTTGGTTGTGGTTGTTCATCAAGTAGGCTTAACATTCCTTTGATGAACATAATGCGTTCGCTTTTGGCTTGAACATATTTTCTCGCTTTGGTTAAAGCGTTTTCGGTTGGCATATTGAGGTTATAGAGGTAATGCCCTCCGATAAATTTGTCTATATCTCTGCCAAGATGTGGGTATTCCTTGCGTATTTTTTCGCCCATTTCATACGCACCATTAAGTGAGTGGTACAGGTTAGCAATAATGCGGATGGCTTCTTCGTCTGCTTCGGCTTCTGCAAGGGGGAGGGGTTGTTGTTGTTTTGTTAGTTCTTTCGCCCTGCGTTCGCACTCGATGAAATATTTGCGAACTTGTCTCCCTTTTTCGTTACGTTCCACCATTGCGAGTTCTTTACCCATATCAAGGGTGATGTGATATTCCTTGCGTGGTCTGCCGTTAGTGCGTTGGGTGACGATGATGTAGTCTTCGTTTTCGGTAAAGCCGTAGTCTGAAATTCGGTCAGAAATCCAATTTCCAAACTGTGTTTTTGCTTCTAGAAATTGATGTAGATCACGAGCATTACAGAGTTGTACGGGTTGATTTGCAATTTGACCGTTGAAAACGGCAACTAAATTTGAATTAGTCATTTGTTTATCCTTGTAGTAAATTTTTAAAACTCACCACAAACAAACGCCAATTTGTTGGTGGTGAACTGTTCAAGGTTGGCGTACCGTCCTACAAGGTAACGGCGATCTTTCGATCCCTCAAACAGCCCACCGTTGGACTTTTTAAGAAATTTCTTAAAAAGGTTGATTTGCTGTTTTCAGCTATAAAAAAAGTCGCTTGGGGCGACTATCTTTTTCACTGCCCTTGTAGAATATTCAGTACGCCAATACTGACTTTCAGATTTTGCTGAAAGTGGTTATATCCTAATATAAGAGCGGGGCGGTGTCAATGATAACACTATTAAGTTTAATCAGACTCATCAGGCGTGTAGCGTTTCCCCTCATTCCAATACTCTCTTAACCAATCACCACTTTTGGCTGGAGCGTATCCTGATAATTTGCCGTCATCCATTCTAAAAACCAATACTGTACCGGAATGGATCAATCTTATTGATTCTCTAATCTCAATAAGTGAAAAGTTATCACTAACAACAATCCATACATTGTGAACCCAATGCCAGAAGTTAGCTTTTTTAGCTTGAAAAAAACGTGTAATTTTGTCTTCAGACTCGGCATTAATATCATCATTAACAATAATAATATATTTTTTAGTCATTTGAATCCTCAACTTCAATTACCTTCGTGTTTTGATTTGTTAGTTGTTTTTCTACTTGCAATCCTTGTGATGTATCTCCAATATGCCCTTTTTCCATTGCCAATTTTGTTAATTTAAAACTTTCAGAACGGAGAAAATCCGGATCAGTCTTCATAAAATGATTATAAGAATATAATGCAAATACTAAGACTATAAAAATTAGGGCAAACCCAACGTAAATCACAAATTCCTTTTGTGTTACCCAGTATAAAATACTCATTCCTGAAAATAGAACGCCTAATATCCATAAAATAGGGGAAAGAGCTGTTGATTTTGCATTTATTCCTTCAACTCTGCCCAATCGATGAAATGGGTTTGGCATTTTTAGCCTCTAAAATAATGATAGGTTTTTGCAGTATAACATACTAAAATTTTTGAAAAAATTTAATTTTAATACCTGCTATCTAGCCTAAAAATAGAGTAATTCATACTTAAATCGGCTGGTCATTATCATATGATATTGGACGAAATTTCTTTAAAGTCTGCCTATAGTTTTTCTAGTCTTTCTTTGACTATTTTCTCAATATCTTTTGCATATTTTTCTAAAGTTTTAGTTTCTTCCTCAAAGAAATTATCAAACCATTTCGTTACTTGTGTAACGGTAAACCAATGCACAAGTAATGAAATGATTAATGCGGTTAAAGCTGATATTAGAATAGTATTCATCTTTTCGCTCCTAAAATAAAAGCCTAGATTGTTCTAGGCTCTGTAATAAAAATTATCCAAAAACTGTCTTTCCCACATCTCAGCTGCTCTATCACATTCTCGTGGATCAAAATCATCATCATCGCCGTCATATTCTTGATCGTCGTGGTTAATGGAGAGCGATTCATAGTAATCTTCATCACTGTCGTATTTCCAAACGTTCATTGTGTTTCCTCCAATCTGGATTTAGCCACTTCGATCAAAAGCTGATATTCTCTTTTGGTTTTTTCATCGTGTACTTCTGCGGATTTTTTCAAAAACTCTTCAACAGAACCACTAAAACAGCCTATAGTAGCCCACAATACTCCTTGCTTAGTTTTAAATACGGTTAATGTGCCGTACTCCGTACCAACATTAGAAAACCATACAATATCAGATCTCTCGGACACCTCGGCATTACCGAACACCTCGGCATTGTCGCACACCTTGGCATTACCGTACACCTTGGCATTACCGTACACCTTGGCATTACCGTACACCTTGGCATTACCGTACACCTTGGCATCACCGAGCACCCAGGCATTACCGTACACCTTGGCATTGCCGGACACCTCGGCATTGCCGTACACCCAGGCATTGCCGGACACCCAGGCATTACC